CCCCTTCCGACCACTTTTAAAATGAACAAACCAAACATGATCGACGATATTGGAACATTGCGAATCAAATGTATCAACCTTGAATCAGAGATTTTGGTTCTGAAAAAAGAATTAGCGGAATCAGAGGCCGAGATCACTAGGCTGAAAGCATTATTTTATTTCCACCATGAATCATATTGCATGAAATGCGGTTCAGCGGAAACGGTAACAGAGTAATTTTTTAATAAAACGGATAGATATTTTTAACACCTACCATCCAACAATGGTAAATGTTACCTACCACTCTTGTGTGGTAATCACCGCATTCATGTCGATAAATCCTTGTTTTTTATAAATGAGCGTATTGATATGCATACAAAATCGACATATCTTTCTGTAAAGTAAAGATTACAAAAAACCTGTACCTCTATAAAGTACGCTTTTCTAGGAGTCTCTTTAATTCATCAAGCTCCTCTTTCAACCCCATATGCTCCTCCCTTAACCTTTCATGGTTCTGAAGAGCCAGCTTATCCAGGCGAACATCCTCTGTTAAGGAATCCAAGACATCCTGCATCTTTACCAGTATCTCATAGGAGTTCTTATCTATCTCCATATCATGCAACAAATGCTTCCTATCCTTCTCTGCTTGCCTGCCAGAACTCATCAAGATCAAGGGTGTCGCATATGCCGCTTCAAACGATAAGAATAGGTTCAGAAGGATAAAAGGATACCGATCATATCCAACAACCCCAGTAGCATTCAAAACGATCCACACGGTCAATATGCACGATTGGATAATGATAAACTTCCACGACCCAATAAAGGCAGCTATATCATCTGCCAGCGCAACACTAAACCTCTTCAGTCTTCTCATCCCCCTTCTTTATCCCAAAGGTTTCATTATGCCAAACCCTAATCTGGTCACTCCCAAAATGCAAAACCCTCCCACCCTCACTTAAACACACCGTCCAGACATCATTCTCATACATCCCCCCACTCTCCACATAAATAGCATACCCATCCCCAAGCGGCGTTACCACAGGCATTGGCCTCCTAAACTCATGGATCATAAAAAAGGAACCCCCAGTGCCGCTACTAATAGCAGAAACACTGGAGGTATAATTTAAATTACTTCTAGTGGAGGAAGGTCAGCTTATACAGCGTAGAATCAATCAACTCGGCAATACCATCTACCAAGTTCTGAATCTCACTGTCCTCACCCAATCCATCCCTGTTATCCCTCAAAACATCCTTCAAGTAATGCATAAAATCAAGTGCAGTTCCATTGCCACTCGCATTAACAGTCTGGTTAGGATAATCCAGTATCTCCCCATGCAAGCCCTGCCAAGCCTCTACAACGCTATCCACTAAGTCTGGCAGCTCACTGTAAAAACTTCCCAAAGCCTTATGCTCCGAATAACTCCTGCTCTGCAAATGCAAAACATGAGTGATAGTCGCCGCATTCAATAGAGTAATTAATAGTTCATTTGGTTCCATAGACACAACCTTTACCAACCACTCCAAACCAAGTCAAGCATCTATCTTCAATCTTAAAAGAAGTTGAAAAGAGAGAAAGTTTTGAAATTAGGATATTTTTTCAGTGGGGGGTGTGTATATACTATCGGCGGCTGGCGGGGGGCTGTAGGGAGGGGGGAGACCCCCTAAAGAATGCTTTGAGATTTCTTATTAAGTAGCATCGGGAAGCCCTACGATTTCCGCATCTATTATTGAAGGAGGATTGCTTTGAGCTAATGTGGCATTCGGCTTACTCAAGTTGATAAGGAAAAGGAAAGGATTAGTTATGTTTACTTCTCTGTCCTTATACTCATCACCAGCCATCTTGTTGTCTATGTTTAATGCTTCCAATTTACTCACCATCTTACGCACACGCTTAACATTACCCTCCGCATCCACTTCTTCCCTGATCTCCTGCACTAAATCAGGATCGGGAGCCGTAGCATCAGCCCTCACAGCACGAGCCAAGAAAGCCCTTTTCTCACTGAATGACAGAGCATCTTTCTCAAAAGCCCTCTCTTTCAGCTTTCTAACATAGTCCCTGACTCTTTCCTGTTTCAGTAATCGGCATCCCCTTGATCCCATGTCCTCTACTCGCCCAGAGCCTACTACATAGCCTGCTCGGCGGTAGCTTTCGCTGATGGAGAGACCCTTCAGCACATGGAGTTCGACGAATCGCTTTTGACGAGTGTTGAGAGGCTTGTTTTGGGGGTTGCTTTGACTAGTTGGATTTTTGTTCATGGTCTGTAGATGCTGATTTTATGGGGCTGTAGGGCTGGAGGCTGATTATAGCTGGCTCTAGAGGCTAAAAAGCTCAAACGATATTGCGCTTGGTGTTAGAGATTTTAAAAAAAAACGGGGCAAAAAGTCAAGCAAAAAATCGCCTCTAGGGGCTGATAAATGCTGGCTCTACGGGCAACTGATCCTTTCAGTTTTTGATTGCTTTTGAAAATAATTGAAAATAATTGATTGACGGGGAAATGGGTCTGCTGTAGATGTTGTTCCAGCGATAGGGACGGATTGATGCAGTAGGTCTCCAAAACTTGTCGCTCCCGAAAGCGGGCCAAGGCGTGATTGCTCGCCCTCTGGCTTGTCTGGATGAGAGGATTCTCCCCGTAGGACTACGGGTAGCCTGTAATGGGCACAAGTGTCGAATCCCTAGCGGGGAAGGTAAACCCGCAAATTGCGCTGTCTGAAACGGAAGCGAACCTTTAAAAGCTGTTTTGATAATCTCCCTTACTGGCGCGAGTCAGTAGGGGAGAAATCAGCACAGAAGTGCCGAGGGTAGCTCTGACCTTCAGAGCATCAAAACAAAGGAAAAGAAAATGAACACAGAAAAAGAGCATCTACTTGCAGTTATTGTTAAGTATATCCCTGCGTCAGATACAAAGGGGAGCAGAGTTAAGATGACATTGCCAAGAGATAAGAAGTCAAAGACTATTGCTTTTGACCATGAATATAACACTTCATATCAGATTGCAGAGGCTTACTTGAAGGGAAAAGGAATAGAAGTAAAAGCAGAGGCTGACATGGGAGAAGAGCATCTGCTGTTGATTGCATGGGATTATGCTAGAAAGTTGACGGATTTATTTAATGTTTAAGTATTAAATAATACTGACTTAATAAGCTACCCCTTCAGAGATGGAGGGGTAGAAATTAGGTTAGAAGATAGCCTAATCCTGCTGTAGGATTTACAGCATCAAAACATAAGGAGTTAATATGAGCAAGTTAGATGTATATGAGATTGTAACTGATCGCATTGTTTCCATGTTAGAAGAAGGGGTCGTTCCTTGGCAAAAGCCCTGGGCAACTTCAAATTCCCTTCCTATTAACCTAGTTAGTAAGAAGAACTACAGGGGACTCAATGTGTGGTTGCTTGGATGTTCTGGCTATGCTTCCCCTTACTGGGTAAGTTACAAACAAGCTACGGAGCTAGGCGGAACAGTTAGGAAGGGCGAGAAGTCATCAATGGTCGTATTTTGGACGCAATTTGAGACATTAGACAAGGCAACAGGAGAGAAGAAAAAGATCCCGATGCTTCGTTACTATAATGTCTTTAATGTCCAACAGTGTGACGGGATTGAATACCCATCAGAGGAGACGAAAAAGATTGATTTCGACCCTATAGAAGAGGCGGAGAAGCTCGTTGCAAACATGAAGAATAAGCCTTTTATAACTCATGTAGAACAGCAGGCTTACTATAGCAGGTCAGAAGATAAGGTTAATATGCCACAAAAAGACAGCTTCGATAAACCAGAAAATTACTATTCTGTGCTTTTCCATGAGCTAACTCATGCTACAGGGCATGAGAAAAGGCTGGGAAGGCTACAGGATAGCGTCTCTGGCTTCGGATCGACCAGCTATGCAAAGGAGGAGCTAGTTGCAGAAATGGGGGCTTCCTATCTCTGTGCTACCTCTGGAATAGTTGATAGAACCATAGATAATAGTGCAGCTTATATTGCTTCATGGCTTAAAGCTCTGAAGAATGATAAGAAGCTAGTAGTTAGTGCAGCAGGAAAAGCCCAGAAAGCAGTAGATTATATTCTGGGAGTAGAATGGGAAACACCAGTTGCCTAGATAAATTGCCCCCCCGTAATGGGGGGGCAATAATCTGTGCAAGTGCATAGAAAACAGCAAACAACAAACAAAGGAGAAGACATGGATACAATCGACACAATAAATCAGTATTTAGATTATGCTCTTGTCGTATTTTATGCGGCATTTGCAATGATAGTTATCTACTGGTTATTTAGAAAATAGCATCAACACTCTCCCTTCTAGAAATAGAGGGGAGCAGTTGGGGCTAATACCAGCACCAAGTGAGCTATCACTAAATAGCATCAAAACATAAGGAGATAGTTATGGATAAGAAAAGTATGTTGCTCAAAATAATTGAGAACAAAGCACAGGGCGAAATCATCAAGAATGATGGAAACCTAAAGCTCAAGCTCAACTTTGAGTATCTCATATACTGGCAAGAAGATAAGGAAAACGAGATTCCAGAAATATGGTCAGCAGTAGGCTGGAAAGTAGGGCCATATTCTCGTAATTTCGTTGAATTCCTAACAGAAGATGTTGCTACTATATCTGGCAATAACGAATGGTTTGTTATTTGTCTTAAATAGTTAGTTATTAAGCATCCTCTCCCTTTGGCTTATGTCAGGGGGAGAGTAGCTTGGTAATAATGCCAAGGAAAGGAAGGTGAGTTACAGTGAATAAAGAGCAGAGATTAGCAGTTGATGATCTGAAAAAGTTAGGAGCTTCCGAGCTTCTATCTTTGCAGAAAACGCAACGGTTTATGTCAGCCTTCTTCAAGGACACAACAGGAGAGGCTGCAAAGCGTGATGTTTTAATTAACATAGCGTTAGAAGAGTTGGGTCAGTAAGCACCCTGCTTCCCCTAGCTAGAGTTAGGGGGAGCAGTAGCTTAATGACATAGTGTTATTAAGAAACAAACAAAACATAAGGAGATAGTATGAGTATTAAAATGCAACGAGTTAAAAATGAATATAAATTCATTCTTGATAATGGTAAAACATTATATGCGTATAAAGACGATTATGCTATTACTCATAATCGAACAATATACATTGTTAAAAAAATGATGTGGGGAAGCAAAACTACTGCATGGATTGCTTTTCATTCAGAAAAGCATGATAAGCGTTTTGAGAATATTACCCTGCAAGGCTTGAAGGAATCAATGGATTATCATCTCAACAATGACACCTCTAAATAAGCCTGTCAGGAGGAAGACCAGGATCACGCTAGGATGGGGCTACGGTAGCGATACAGGGAAGCCCCTTATCGTCACCCTAGAATCCTCCAGCGAGGGCGATATGCTCAAGGTCAGGCCACTAGGAACCAGACGGGAGGAAGTGGTCAGGATTGAGGACATATACCATTGGGCAATCCGTAGCAGATGCCAGCGGAAGGTATTAGAGAAGGCTAGGGCGAAAAAGGAGGTGATCCGCATTAAGCGGCAAGCAGCAGAGTATAAGCGGAGATTGAGAGCAATAAAGTGATTCGATACAGGGCATCCTAGAGCAATTCTAGGGTGTCCTAATCGGCTTCTTTTCAGCACTTGAAAATAGTTGAAAGAATCTTTTGACAAGATCCAGAGCAGATACTATTCTCGCTCCAGATGAACACTTTCCCTCCTGTATGAAGCAGGGGGAATAACCAAACCAACCCAAACCACAACACCCATGAAAGACCCATTCAATGCCTCACTACAGGCAATAAAAAACGCCCCATATGTTCAAAAGCCCATCCGCATCAAAAAAGAAAAACCGTTAAACAAAAAGATTTCAGACCGCATGATGAAGGCTCTGATTGCAATGGAGAATGTAGATTTGAAATAACCAAACCAAACCAAAGGAAAAACACCATGAACGACCAGAACGAAACCCTGCAAGAATGCATTGATCGACTCATCAAAACCACGGAGGAGATTGCAAAGCAGATCGAACAGATCAAGACCGAAATCGGAGCAAAGTAATTAGCACCCAAAAGTAAACAACTAACCTATAACTGGAGAATAAAATGAATATAACAATCGAAAGAGCATATTGTGATAAGATCAAAGCACTACGAGACGCACTTGCAGACTTAATCCCATACGCCGAACAAGAAATGCAATACCAGGCAGATTGCCATGAAATAGAAGATTATGGAATAGTTTATAGGAAGCTCCAAAAAGCATTTGCACTACTTGAGCAAACCAAAAACATAGATTGAACATGAAAACCGCCGCAACCGTAACTGAAACGCGCCAGATTCTTGACGAGATCGAAGGAGCCTTGGCCTTTCAAATCACCATAAGCAATCTCTATAGCTTGCAGGAATGCAGGATCACCACGCCCAGGGCAAGGGAGATTGTAGCTAGGATAAAAAGGATTAAAAAAAGTCTTGCAACACCAATACAGCCGCCGCAATATTTCAAAAAGCTAGACAGATACTTTGAAATGTAACCCTTAACTGAAGCAACCATGAGAACCGATTACACTTGCCAGAACGACGAATGTGAACATGATTTTGAAATCACATACACCCCAGAAACTCCAGACCGAGGAATGGGAGGAAGATGGGAGGATGCAGAGCAGGGATCATGCGCTGAAGCATACCCCGCAGAATGCCCCGAATGCGGCGAGGAGGTTGATATGGATCTACTCGCTGAACAATGCAGTTAATTGATACAATGAGAAAAATACCCTGCATACCCTATGTCTGGATCTTCCTTGAAAATCTTTCACAAAAAGGCTTGATAGGAACCCCGCGATACTCTACCAGTATTTACCCCGCAAAAAAATAACTTGAAAACTTCTTTTCACCGCGCAAGAATGCTTGCCAACAACCAACCAACCATGACCACCGAACACGAACAACCAGTAACTGAAACTCTTGATATTCCACCATCACTTTCTTTGTCTGATGCGAAACTTGCAGAGATGGCAGAACGAAAGAACGGTAACAAGAAAGGACGCACCTTTTTGGGACTCTATATCCCAAACGAATTAAAGGACAAGATCGCCATAGCCTCAAAGAAGGATCGTCGTTCCATGAGCAACTTTTCAGAAGATATTCTGGAGAACTACTTCGCCACAAAATGAGCGCACGATCCATTGCTATCACGATTTTGCTTTTCGGACTCACCCTCCTTGCTATTCTCACCCTAAAATAAAACTATGAAACCTAAAGGACTTTACGCAAATATCCATGCCAAGCAAGACCGCATCAAAGCTGGATCTGGTGAACGCATGAGGAAGGTTGGAAGCAAGGGCGCACCTACCGCCAAGGCATTCAAGCAATCCGCTAAAACCGCTAAAAAGAAATAATACTATGACTGAAGCGTGGACACGAAAAGAAGGCAAGAACCCCAAGGGGGGACTCAATGCCAAAGGCCGAGCCTCATATAATAAGGCTCATGGAGCCAACCTTAAAGCTCCCGCCCCTCACCCTAAAACAGAAAAGGATGCCGCAAGGAAGAAGTCATTCTGTTCGAGGATGAAAGGGATGCGTTCAAAACTCACCAGCGCAAAGACCGCCAAAGATCCAAACTCTCGCATCAACAAGTCTCTCCGAGCTTGGAAGTGCAAGTAACAACAACCAACAACCAACACGCAAATGACACTAGCAGAATTGAATACCCTTGCTCAAGAGATCGCCAACAAACTTGGACACATCTCACAGGAGCTTCTTATCCAAATCCATACCCTCGCCCATAGTGAGGATTCAGCCCCAACCCCATCTACTGATGCTTAAAGACATTATCGAAGCAATTCGCGCCAAGATGAAGACCGAGGCAACTCCAGGTAAAACGCTCATCAATACCCGCAAACTGTCCCCTGCAAAGAAAGCATTGGTCAAGGCTGGAGCGATCAAAGCAGTAACAAAAGGCCGTAGGGCCACAACCAAAGGAAAAAAGTAAGATGCAAAAGAAGAAAGCAGCAAAAGGCGAGTCCAAGAAGGAAGAGGCTCGTGAGATGAAGATGATGATGGCAAAGAAGAAGCCATCAATGAAAGCAAAGAAGAAGAAGTAACCTTGCTCTAAATAGGACTCCCGTAGCCCCATGAACAAAAGGCTACGGGAGCATTAGCAGCAGCAACCACGCAAACCGCAAATGAATACAACCACATCGTTAGCCGTCAGTCAACCCCTCCCTATCATTCCGATGGGGGAGATGGAACGCATGGCATTAGCCGTCTCTAAATCGGGTCTCTTTGGCGTTAATACGCCAGACCAAGCATTAGCCCTCATGCTGGTAGCTCAAGCAGAAGGAAGGCATCCTGCTTCCGCCGCAAAGGAATACCACATCATCAAGGGTCGTCCTGCCCTTAAAGCCGATGCTATGCTGGCTAGGTTCCAGCAAGCGGGAGGATCAGTGGCATGGGAGGAACGCACCAACTCCAAGGTCAGCGCAAAGTTCTCTCACCCACAGGGAGGGGAGCTTGTCGTAACTTGGACTCTGGAGGATGCCAAGACAGCAGGATTAGCCTCTGGTGATAACTGGAGGAAGTATCCGCGCCAGATGCTATCCGCTAGGGTAGTCAGCGAGGGAGTTAGAGCAGTATTCCCCTCTGTTGTTTCGGGTCTATATACTCCAGAGGAGGTTCAAGACTTTGATGCCAAGTCTCCTCTCAAGGTAGAGAAGCCTGTAATCAAGAATGATGATGCTATCGTTGCCGAGATCGTTGAGGAGGAGCCTGTAAAGGAGCTTCCCCAGACTTGCTACGATATGCTGTTCTCCATGATGGATACAGATGGCATTAGCGAGGATCATATCCTTCACTTCCTGTATGCCAAGAAAGCGATCAAGTCACGGGACATTTATATCTTTGACATATCCGAGAAGATGGTGAACCGCATGATCGAAGTTTGGGATGAGATCAAAGCCTTCAAACCAGCAATCTAATGAACAATAATTGTCCTTGGTGCGAGAAGCTAGAAAAGAAGTTTGATCAAGCAATTATGATTGCTGAACGATCAATCATATCAATGGGGCTTATCATTAATGATTCTACATCCCTTACACGGGAAGAGAAGGATAAGTTCTTTGCAGAATGGAGATCACTTAAACCAAACAATTAAACTATTAATCTAATGAATAAAAATTCTAATACTTACCAACTCCTTTGCGAAAAGGAGAGGCTTATTGAAATTGTTATTGATGCAATCAATGACAACATTCAGCAAAAAGATTTGATTGCACTTGCAAACATGACTTTAGGAATGAATGAACAATGGGAAAAATATAAAGACGGAATGTTCAAATGAGCGACGAACGCAACGGCAAACCATCAGCAAGCGGCTTCTCCCGACTTGCCTTATGCCCTGGTTCTTGGAACCTAGAGGAGACACTTCCTCCACAGGAAGAGAATAAATACATGGCACTAGGAACGGATATTCATGCCGTCCTAGCTGACAAGAAAGATTTTGATTCTCTAACGGAAGAGGGTCAGGACATTGCAACCCGCTGCTTGAACCAGTTGTCCGAGATGATTGGACAGTTGGATCTTGGCGAGAGGACAAAGGAAGTCATTGAAGAGAGATTCTGGTATGATGATCTTTTCTCTGGAGCCATTGATCGAATCGACTTCTTTGGGGAGGATACCGCTGTAGTAACAGACTTTAAGACGGGGCGTGTAGCCCAATCTGGAGCCTCTGAAAACTACCAACTCCGAGCCTATTCCGTCCTAGCAAAGAGGGCATTTCCAGAACTCAAGACGATCTATGTCGCCATCATTCAGCCGATGGCGGGAGGCAAGACCATTGCAGAGTATACGGAAGCAGACTTGGCAGCAGCAGAGCAGGAAATTGTTGGCATCGTTACTGCTTCTCAAAAGCATGATGCTCCAAGAACTCCTACTCCAGACGCTTGTAAATGGTGTCGCGCTAAAGATATATGCCCAGAACGCTATGAACTATCTCAAGCGGCAAACAAGCAGCTTCAAGTTGTCTCTGGAGTAGTAGTATCCAAGCTGTCGAATGAGGAACTGGTCAGCATTGATGACAAGGCTTCTGTAGTAGAAGACTTCATTGAGGAGGTAAGGAAGGAGCTTAAATCCCGCCTTATTTCTGGTCAAAAGATTGCTGGACGATCCCTCACAAAAGGTCGAACATCACGAAATGTTCCAGACCCAACTGCCGCTTCCGATGCGCTTGCTGATGTGCTTAAACCAAGTGATTTTCTTGCTTGCACAAAAGTATCAATCACGGCTCTCGAAAAGGCATATGGCAAAGCAAGAGGCTTGTCTGCGAAGGATGCGAAATCCGAGCTTGAAAAGGCACTTGGCTGGCTTGTCGAGTCAAAAGAGGGAGAACCATCCATCAAGCGTGAATAATGAAACTGGAGAACCAGATGAGGCTCATGCGCTATGGATCATGTATCGCGGAAGGGAATGGGTATGCCTTTGGAATGAGAGTGGCTTTACGCTTTTCCCAGGCGATACTCGCGGCGCAACCAAGCAACACGCCGATGCAGTCTTTAAGTATCTTCACGAAGAGGGCTTCATAAATGAAGATGATATGCCAGAATCAGTCAGTAAGTAAGCAGTAAACCAACAACCAACCACCAAAATGATAACAGCAAAAATTGATGTAACGAAAATCCTCAAGGACGAACTCTACAAGGGTCAGAAGGGAACCTATCTTGACCTTGTTCTCTTTGAGAATAAGAACGGAGAGGATGCCAATGGCAATCACGGTATTATCAAGCAGTCCCTATCCAAGGCAACCCGTGAGGCAGGAAAGGTAGAAGCCCCTATTCTTGGTAACTACAAGCAAAAGGACTTCCAGCCTAAAGCAGCACCAGCAGCAAGGCCAGTAGCAGCACCAGAGGCAGACGACGATCTGCCATTCTAACCTAGCTCAACCACGCAACCACGAAAATGAATAACTACGAAATTGAAAGCATCGGATGGCAAATTGTAATTGCAATTGCATTAATTTTAATTGCAACTTTATCAATTACTGCCGTTTATCAAGGTCAGGTCACTGAAAGGAATTACGCCAGCCTTGGATACCACCAGCAACAAGCAATTGGATCTTACGGATACATTTGGACAAAGTAACCAACTACGCAACCACGCCATGACAATCGAAACCAAGAAAGCAACTACCAAAGCTCAAATCCTCCAGCTACAGGCAAAGGATGAGTTTCAACAGCGGGACATCACCGCTTTATTTGAAAGGCTTCAATCTCAACAGGTCGATATTTTTGAGCATAAGGAGAATGTCGATCAATTAAAGCATTTGATCTGGGCATTCTTTGTGATGCTGGTCATTGAGATAGTGGTTATCACCGCAGTTGCCGTTGTCAAATGAGATGCTCTTGCCGTGAAGTCAAAGGGGTAGATGTGATACCCCAATGGCATAATTGTGAGTATATCAATAAGCGCAACAGGCTTATTCCAGAGGCCGAAAAGAGGGCAATCCTCAATTCAGTAAACGAGAAGGGTCAGATGAACGAGATACTGTTCACTCACCTATTCTCTAAATACATGGAAGAACTCGTAAAGAAACACGGGATCGTATGAGATTTTCCGATCAATCCCAAGCCTATTGGGATGGAGAACATATCCGTTACTTGGCTGAAGGGAATCAAGTGCCTTCAGTCGAGGAACGGGTAAAAGCAGCATTTGATGCAGGAGTAAGATCGGTTCAGCGGTCTTATTCCAATCTTGATGCTATTGGCATGATTGACAAAACCCAAATCAACTTCCCAAGGACAACACTATGAATTACCAAACATTGAATGGTTACTCAATTAGAGATGGATTTAATAAATTTCATATGGAAAATCCCCATATTTACCATGCTTTTGAAGAGCAAGCATTAAAAGCAATAAATCGCGGGAGGAAAAAAATTAGCGCAAAATTAATAATTAATTGGATCAGATGGCATGATTTCCTAGAAAGTGATGATAAGAATTTTAGGATAAACGATGCTTATCAATCTTATTATGCCAGATTATTTATTGATAAAAACCCACAACATAGTGAAATATTTGAGTTTCGTAAATTAAGAAACGAAGAATCTGGCCCATATATGAAAGTAGATCAAGACGGGCAATGTATATTCTTATCATAAAATGAGAACATTCAGAGCCAAGGCAAGCACGACCCGTCGAGTGGCGGGTACGATGAACAAGACAGAGCAAGCCTATGC